TGGAGACGACCTGAAGCAATCAACTCATCAACTTCGCCAGCAGTGAATCCTTCAGAAAAGAGGGCAAGCTTTGTGTTAAGAAGCTCGTCTCCACTGTCCTTAAGCACATAGCTGTCTCGCGCCTTGATGGCAAGAACCCTGTTGGCGAATTCGACTCTCTGTGGTCGGCTAGAGAATTGGAAGTGGCCGTCGGTCAGCCCAGTGGCCAGATACTCCCAATCAGAAACAGGGGTAGCCGTGGTCATGCCTTCGAGGTGATATAACGCACCGAATGCAGCTTCGCCCGCAGCCTGTGCATACGCAGCTTGCTGCTCTTGGGCAGGAAGACTCTGAATACTCTCCCGAACCGAATTCATGCGTCTATCAAATGCTAATTGAGTTGAACCACTCTGGGTTCGCTCAAACCATTCTCTCTCACTATCTCCCATGTGAAGGGGTGCCCTGGCATTCTGAAAGTAATCATACCTGCTTTGGTAGGTATCGACTGCTTCGGCTTCTTGGTAGAGCCGGGCTCTTTTGTCAGGGGTGAGAAGGTTCCAATCCGCAGGATTCTTATTGATGGACCGATGCAGTGCTGCACTGCCGCTATTACTGGCAAGTGTGGTGAAGTTGCGCTCGACCTCTGCATACCTTTCGGTATCCAACTCCATACGGAAACTACGAACCTGACCCTTCCTTGTGGAGACATGCGACCTAAGATTCAAGTACCCTTCATTACCGAGCTTCTCGATGATGAGAGCCTTGTTCTCGGTGATCAGGCCGTTCGCAGTCTCAAACTCTTCACGGGAAGAGTACCCATCCACCGCCTTTTGGATCGCAGCCCCAATGAAGTATGCCTCGGCAGACTCCTTGCTACCAAGACTTCCTTCACCACTCCAGGGTCTTGCTACGACAAACTGTTCTTTGGTGAAGAGATCGTCTTCAAAAGTGATCTGATCATCAAGGCTACCGATACCTTTTTTCACGCCTTCTAGAACGCTACTAAGCTGACCCGGATTGGTTTCGAGGGAATCGACAGTACCTTGAAGGGCTTCAAGCTGAGATTCATGCATTCGGAAGGGGACAGCTTTCCGATACTGATCCTCCAAAGCACGATCGGTGGCCGCGTAGGCCATGCCCATCATCTCTTTGTACTGTCTCTGCTTGTCTGGATTCTTGATCCCGCTAAGCCTGGACTCATACTCAAAACGGGGAGCGCGGTTAGCAAGGTTGCTTTTTACGTCAGAAAGAGTATCACTAGTGAGCTGGGAACCAAAAGCCTGGGCCTCCCGAATAGTGATCTCAAGGTCTTCCTGAAGTTCAAGCATGAGGTCCCGACCATAGATATCATCATCCATGTCAGAGACGCGCTGCTTTTCCTGCTCCTCTCGACGAGCCTGTGCGGCAGCTTGCATGAACAGGCTGGAAGTCTGCTTGAATCCCCTTGAGATTTCTTCGTAAGCCATTATGCCCCTCCAGCCATCCCAATCATGCCGATACCAATTCCAACATCAAACAGTCCGCCCACAATGCTCATGGTGCGCTTCTGCTTTGCTGTTTGTCGGCGAACCTCATTCTCCAACTGAAGTTTGTTCTCTTCTTCTTGGATTGCTTGTGCGGCCTGGACAAGTGCGTTGTAGGACTCTGCGCTCCTGCCTTGGGCGAAGAGCTTGTCAGACTGAGATCGGACCTGTCTATACGCACGCTGCTGTGCAGCCCTGGACTTATTTGACATGATCCTGTTGATAGCCCTGGATGTCTCATACTCAGCCCCAGCGCCCATAATAGAGGTAACGCCAGACAGGACTTGAGAAACCCCTCCGAGCATCCCCAACGCCTGGGAGTCCGTCATACCAGAAGACTGGGAAGTGTTTTTTACGCTGAAGTCAGTTCCGGGCTTTAGGAAACTTCCCTGGGAAGGCCCATGCATTCCAAACGGTTGGGAGCCTGCTCCACCGGGAGGAGTTATCGGAGTGAATCCGCTCATCGCTCGTACCTCATCATTTCATGGTCCTCACCGTCGAAGTACCTGACGAGAGTGCCTTCCCTGACGAAGCCCAGTCGTTCGGCAAACTTTCGGTCGTTGGTGGAGTGGGTGAGCACAGTTGCCTCAATCCTGTCGTAGTAAGGGTACCGTTCATCCAGCAGAGACTTGATCTCTTTCAGCATCATGCGGGTCTCAGAGATCGAAAAGTCATACCTGTTGGCAAAATCGAAGTATACCCTACCCACGCCCGCCCAGTGGTGTAGTAGTCCAAGATATGCCATGATCGACCCCTGAGGGTCGAGCATGGCATAGTGCTCGCCAGAAAGGTGGCTCTTCGGGCTGCCTCCGGGTCCAACGGATCTGATCATCGACTGGTCCTCTCTCCTCGCATGTAGACCGACTGGAGGGTCAGGGGATACCCTCGCTCAACATCAATCCGGAAGACACCATCTTCGTCATCCTGAATCTGCTCAGGCTCGATACTGAACTTTCCGGTATACCTGTTGCTCAGAGCGCCAACAGTTTCAGTCGTAGGGCTTTTGATAAGCGGGATCGCCAAGCTTCCATTCTCTCTCGTGACCGTAAAGTTTCGAGTGTTCCTGATCTTGAACGTCAGCTTTGAAATATTAGCGAGATAAGCCTCTCCACGCCCCTGCTGGTTCGCCCTCGTATCAGGCAGGAGGGTGACATAGACATCCGGGGCATGACCAAGGAACGCGATGTAGCCCGTGTTGGAGTCAAATGTAATCGTTGACGCGGAGGTATAGGTAAATCCATCCCCATCAGAGAGGAGAACACCTTTCTCAATCACGTCAGGTGCGCCGTGTGTCCATCGGGTGACGGTGTTTGTGTACGTTGCAGCCCTGCGGAAGATGTAACCAGATCCAGTGTAGGAGATATCCCCCTGGATGGTTACGCCGTCTCCAGGGGGAGTGCTCGTTGTCGAGATGAACTGCAAAAGAGTTCCACCGGGTACAGCATCGACCGTCTCAAGATTTCCACTGTTGAGATACTCGTAATTATCACCCTCGAATCCCGCAAATGCAGCATTGTCAGTCGCAATCAAGCCGTTGACAGGTGAGATATACAGATTGTCAACACTGCCACTATTGTCTCTAGTGGCCGTAACAACAGCCGCGCCATTCCCATCGGTAATTGGACTCATCGCTATGTCTAGCGTGTTGAATAGCTGCGTGTCTCTATTCATGGGGTAGAGGGAGAGCTTCTCAACATAGCTCTCAGAGATGGTGGTCGGCCTGACGATAGCCATATGAAGTTGGTCGGTGTCCAATCCGCCTTCATCTGTCGGGATGGAGCACATGCTATAGACGTAGCCCTTATCGGTCCCATCATCGGATGGGCCAGAGATTCTGTGCTTGAAAAAGCCTTTCTGGCTCTGACTCTCCAAGAAAACAAGGCTGACCAGCCTTCCGCTATCCAATCCGATCCAAAGAACCTGAACAGGGTTTCTGCAATGGGCAATGTTCGTGATCTTACCATTGAAAAGGTGGTCGCTGAAAATGGACTCTTCGATGCTCTTATAGTTGTCTGATTCAATCTCATAACCAATCGAGAAGAGCTTCCGCTGATCAGTAGAGACATAGTACAATCGACCATCAATGAACTCTGGACGAATAGAAGCAGACCCATCCTTAGAGACAAGCTTAAAATCGTAATTCAGAGCATCAAGAGACTCGTTTGCGTTTCGAGTAGAGCTTCTGAAGATTCCGTTGCGAGTCCCAATGAACAGCCCCTTATCAGTGGCTTTCATCCATACAATTCCACCTGTATCAATTTCGCCAATCGTGTAGGTGAAACCATCAGTAGCCCGAATTTCAGGTTCAGCAACATTGTTGGCAGAACTGACGTCCGTCGTGTTTTGGCCAGCAACGCCATCATCATCAACCGACCAATCGTCAAAGTCTCCAAATTGTGAGCAAGCAAGCGTGTTTGGGTGAGAGGAGTTCCCACCGTAAAACAATCTATTTTCAAACACCTCTACAGCACTGGGCCAGCCGCCTGATCCGTCTCCGGGGTCAGCCTCAAACAAATACCCTAGCTTGACCAGATCACTATCACCAATATTTCTTGTTGTTGTATAAAATCCCATGTCGTAGGCGCTGGGGCCACCAAGGACGTACCCATTGATTGCAGTTAATGGCTTAACTAAAAGTACTCGAATATTATCAATCAAACCATTCGTAGAATTTGCATAAACGATCTGGCCAAGAGCATAAGAGTTAATATAGGGACTATCGGAGCTATGCTCCGTAAGACGCATATACCTCCCAGCAAGGTAGTTTGGGTTAATAGATTCGCCAGAAGAGCTGGCAGCACCATTGCTGGGTTCCCAGTTATTGTAAATCGGCTGGTGAGCTGTCCACGCAGAGTGGCTTATGGGGTTCCACTTTACACCGTATGTGCGATCAGGCTTCCAGGGGCCATTCCACGTCCAATGAGGGGCAAAAGTGAAGTCCGTCCCAGAGTAAAATCGAAGCCGCATGGGCTGATAATTGGGATGAACGAAATACATATCGTTCCCAGATGACGCATACTGGATTTCATCCAACTCATCCTCTAGGTAGGGAGTTGCCCAGCTCGTCTTTTCAAAGTTCCAGTACAGAGAAGATGGAACTGTGGAACTAGCAACCATGTTGAGCGTAGTGCTTGCTCCAGCGGCGTATATCTCGACATAGTCGAGAGCTTTGTCGGTCTGAGCATTGCCACCGCTTCCTGCGGTTGAAGGGGCAACTACTGCATCAAACTTCTCTCCGAATGTTGACACTTGGTTCTTTACTGCCGTACCGATCGAAGAAATCTCAAACTGAGTCGTGTCTTCAACCACGGCAATTCCGCCGGGGTTGTATGAGATGCTCAGAGAGCTAGGACTCTCTTCGGTCCCGATTGTGAAAATGTCTCCGACCTGAAATGGAAAGTCATCGCGAGAGCGATTGACCCCTACCCAGTGCTTCTGGCCGTCGGAAGTGGTGCCAGCATTTGGGCAATAGCTATTCTGGTCAAAGGTGTACTTTGCGTTACTCGTAATCTGGGTATCGCCCTGGTAAATCTTCAGGGTCTGGTCAGTGAATTCGAGTCGAAACTTGTTGTTGTTATCAACGATGAACGAGATGATTCTGGTCTTGTCATCTGTATTGTCCAGCGGCTTGACGATCTCAGTTCCGGGTCTGCTGATCAATTCGCCCTTGTTCGTACACATGACATTCAGACTATCTCCAATGCTGGATTCATACTGCTGAACGTCGTATCGCTCGTGAAGGACAGGATCTAGTTCACCGCCGCCGAACTTTTGCTGAACCCTCGTGCCCTGAGTCATTAGCTCTCGATCCCCATTTCCTGAGCCCAGGAGCTGTTTTCCTGCGGAACGGGACTAGACTGCTGGCTGTCCACAGACTTCGCTCTCTGAAGGGCAACTGAGTAATCCTGCTTGATCGAATCTTCCACGGAAGTCGTCTTGATACCCGTCTCCGCGAGATCCACTGCGATCTTAAGGGAAAGTGCTTTCTTGAAGAGGGGAGCCTTGATGTCACTCATCTCTACGTTACGAACGTAACGCCATCTCAGATCAGCACCATAGTTATGCATGATGAACTGATCCTGAACTTCCCATTCATACGTCCCGATCTCGTCACGGTCTCCAATATCTACAACACGGAGGAAATCGCTGGGCAAGAGATGGGCGTAATCCCACTCACCCTCAGGCGAGTAGACAATGTATACATACGTTCCAGTTGCGGGAGCGGCTGAGATTGTCGTTACAGTAGTAGAGAATCTTCCCTCGTCTTCGTTTACCAAGAACCAACCCAGGCCATCCCCTAGAGTATTTTTTCTGATATAGAATTTATCGTCTTGTTCACCAGCACCGAATGAAGGTAAGGCCAGCTCAACCCCACCAACGATCAAGGACGCGGCGGGGTCGTAAATCTTGAAGTTGATTTTTCCTACAAAATCTTCAAACGGCCACTCATCTCCGGGGGGATCAATCGTATTGCCGGTTGCATCAATTAGCGTCTTGTCAAGTAGGTAGTGATGCCCCACATCACGCCGAGTTGCAAAGGACCACGGGTGATCCGCAAGAAGCTCTTCCTTCATGCTCTGATACTGATCAGAGAGGACTTGAGCCACTTCAGAGGTATCGGTGAAGTCTGTGATTCGCCCAATACCAAGACGGGTAAGGGCCATATTGCAGATCCGGTAATCTTCGCTATCGGGCATCGTCTACCACCAACGGGCAAGCGTCCTTGTAGTACCCATAGTCCCTAGTTGTGACATCTCCATTCTTATCGATGTCAGCAAGACGCATTGCTCTGCTGGAAGGAGGAAGCTCGCCTCGGAAAGCCTTGACGAACTCTTCGTAATCCAGAAGGTCAGTGAAGTATCCATCGCCATTAAGGTCACATTCAACCTGAGGCTCTTGGTGCTGCTCGTTGAAATGAGAGCACCCAGTAAGAATGAGTACGAGCAAAGCAAGCTTCTTCATTGCGCCTCCTGGCAGAATCGAATGTAACACTACCGGGGGATTTGAGTCCCCCGGTAGTGTTACTGATGAACTAGTCCGTCGCGTAGCTGATGAGGAGGCAACCCTGGAAGGCTCCTCCACCATCTACATCAAGCTCAATGACAAAGTCCCACGTCTCCTGGGGATCAGCCGAGAGACCAGCAAGTTCCCACGCAGTATCACCGCGCTGGTGCTCACTCAGTTCAGAAGTGAACGTATCCGTCTGAAGAGCAGAGGCAACCGAATGAGTGCCAAAGGTCGTCCCGGCGTCCACAACAACACCATCGTTGTTGTCGCCGGACTTGTAGAAACCGACCTTGACCGAACCAGATCCACCATTGGCTTCAGCGAAGACCTCGCACTTAACGATACGAGCATCCGACTGAATCGTTCCAAGACGAACAGTGTCGCCATTTGTGATGTCGCCAGCGGCAAAGTTGAACCGCATGACATCCTGACGGCCCGTCCCCTTGTTGAGACCCGGCTCGGACTTGTCCTGAATGAGATCGCGAGTCAATCCATCAGAAGCAGTCCCAATATTTCCAGCAAAAAGATTAGGCATTTGAATAGCCTCCTTTTTTTTTAGATTAGATTAGATGCTGCCATCCGAATCACACCAGATGCGACCAACAGCGGCCTCTTCGAGACGGACAGCGCCATACGAACCAGCATAGTACACCTGGGTCGCGTAGCCCTTGTCCGGCCGCTCGTCGATGCGAGCCGTCGATCCCGAGAGACCTTCACCGATTGCAAGCACCATAGAGTTCATCGACCAGAAGGGCACGTAACGAACGGTGCCACTGTCGAACGGGAGGAAGCTGGAGCTAACACGAATAAAGTTGAACCCACAGAAGGTGTTGATTTCACCCTTGACGAGCGCCTTGATCGTGTTGTAGTCAGCCGACGTTACCGTAGTGCTGTTGAGAAGCTTCGTCAGCTCATCACTAGTCACCGCGATAAAGCGGGGAACATCCTCGTCGACCTCGTTGTCGTCAAGGATCGCCTTTGCTGCAAGGAGCTTCTCGTACGTCAGTGCTACGGTCGTACCGTTGGTCTCGACATCATTGCCGGTGTCGTAAGCAACGTCATCAGCAGCCGCACCAGTCTCACCAGCCTTGGCCGAGCCCACAAGCGCCTCAAGGATGATCTGATCCTTGACGCGACCCATCGCGTAGGCAGCGTTCATCGAGTAAGCGTTCGTGGGATCGTTGAGAATCCGCAGCTTGTCCTGCTTGTCGATGAGATCCGCCCACTCGTAATCAGCAAGCGTGACAGCGCGTCGGCTGTGCGGCGTGTTGACCAGGGGGGTATCGGAGTGGCGAGCCGTGCGGAGAACCGCCTGGGTGGCACCAATCTGATCGTAATGTTCCTGCTTCGACGACTGCATCTCGACACGCACGCCGCGCTGAAGCTTGGAACCCTTCTGCTGCGAGAGAATGTCGATCCCTCGCTTAAAGCCCTGAACTCGGGCAGTGTTGATCTGATTAGACACGGTGTCTAACCTCCTAACTTAAAGAGTTTTTAAAACAATCAAGTCAGGCTACCCGAAATCGGACCTTCCTCTACAGAAATCGATCTGCACGATCGGCGAGTACGCTCACCGCAGCGGTGGACCAGAATGGCTACCCACAGGGAAAATAATAACACATGGGTCAAGACCCCCGGCCATCAGGGATGAGTTTGGGAGACCTGATGACCGGGGGGACAAGTTCTAAGCCGGGAGGAGAGCCTAGAACTCGTCTGGAAATGCCATCGCAAGAAGTCGATCACGCTCAGCAACAAGCTCCGCGTGAGCAGGATGATCACTCTGGATGAACAGCTTATCGAAATTCTCACCCTCAAGCCGGTTGAGCGCGTTCTTC